CCATAAGCTTTATAACGGATTAATTCAGAAACTTTTTTATTGGCACCTTTGGCTTGTTGTTCCTTAAGATTTATCAGTTTGCTTACAAGTTTTTCTTTTTCTAATCGAGTAGCAGAATAATTTTTTGGCCAATCTTTTTTAAGATAATATTCCATATCTTTTTCTTTTTGAGCAATTTGTTTTTCTACTATAACAATTTGTTGAGTAATAGCATTTGTATTCCCAACATTTTTAGAACTGTCTATAAATGTTTTTGAAGTAATTACAAAAAGCATCAGGCAGAATATGGATGTTCTAAGTACACCAACTGCTGCTGCTTGCCATTTGTTATCAGAACGATAACCAGATAGAAATACAAAACAAACTTCTGTGAGTATTGCTTTTACATATGTTTTGGTATCAATTGCCCCATCAATTGCATAAAATTCAAGGGCTTCACTTACAAGAAATCCGGTTATGGTAGCTAATAGTGCGAAATAAAAGACATTTTTATAACTATTTAAAATCAAATTCTTAAACCAGCGAACAAATCTTTTTTCCTTCCACTTATTAAGATTATCTTGACTGAAGACATCATAGACCGACATAGACGAATCATTAAAAATTGACCGTATTAAATCATTAATTTCATCAAGAAAAGACATGGTTTCTTCTTTAGTGTCGGCTAATTCAACTTGATATCTGTCCCTAAGTTTCTTAACTTTTTTTACGATTTCGTTGTCTTGTTGCATATTATTTCTTTTTTCTTTTAGCTTCTCGTTCAGCTTTTCTTTTTTCTTTAGCTAATCGCTTTTTTTCTTTTTCAGTCACATAAGCTTGGTACTCTACTTTTAGTAACTCAATTTCATCTTTAATATCAACATTTTCTTCTTTTTCTTTTGTTTTTGCTACAAGCTCTTTTCTAATAAAGTTTTCTTCATTACTTTTTATCTTGTGACAACTTGGTTTTCCACTATTTTTACTTAATGGTGTACTGCAAACAACTTGTAAATTATTTTTGCCACAAAAAATACGTTCTGCCATTTCATCATAGGTCATATCAACTTCAACCTTATGCAAAGGTACAACTGGATCAATATGATCTACTTGCACATACTTTTGCATAAACATATCACCGCAAATAGCACATTTATATCTTACTTGAGGTCTTTTGCCGGGTGTCCCATCTTTTTTTAATGCAGGCGGCAGCTCATGTTTAGCACGTTGCAATGTCTCCCACATTTGAGGTGACATTCTAAAAGACTGTCTAAGAGCACCTTTTACACGATTGCGCTCTTGGTTCCAGCGACCATTTTCATCGTACTCTTTATGTACGTTTTCTAAAGTCCTTTTGGGTTTATTTTTTCTTTTTGGCATATTATATTTCTACTTTCGGGGCATTATCGTCAAACCTTTCTTTTAGATACCAAGATACATACTCACATTTTTGTTCTAATGTTTTAATTGTTGGATTGTAATCTTCATTAATGTCTGCAATAGCTTCTGAAACAGCTTTAAGTGATTTATCGGCCTCTTTTTCAGCTTTGATTTGGGCAAGCTGTTTGGCATAAGCTACAAGATTTTTTTCAAATTCAGATTTTAATTCAGCCTCAAATTTATTACCAAACTTATATATGCAATCCATCATCTTTTTTAAAGCATTAATTGTCTGATTATAAGGCTTTGCTAACTCAGCTTTTTTAGCCATCAGTGCAATAAGCTCTTCATCCCTAGCTTTTTGAACAATTAAATCTTGTTTTTGCCTAAGATAAATAATAAGAGCCTTATCAAGCTCTTCTTTGTTTTTAATTTCTTTTATTGCATTTGCAAAAGTAGGGTGTTTTTCTTCTACAATTTCGTCAATAGTTTTTTTAGCCATTACAATTTACCCTCACGTTTATCAAATTTAGGTATTTTTTTTAAACAATTATTTTTATTTAACCATCTAATAGTAGCCTCTACTATCATCATATGCGGCAACTCTTCTTGAGTTACCTTTTTTCTTTTTTGCCCAAGAAAAATTGGCATTGAATCAATTGAAAATTTTGTTTTGGCAGAACCAATGATAGATTGTAAATCAAAATGATCCATTATGTAATCGCAAGTATTTAAATGTACATATTTATTCATAAGGTTACTAAGGCTTTCAAGCTGGTCTTTAAAACATTGGCTGTCAATATCTTCAAGAAATTGCCTCATATCTTTTTCCATTCTATATTTTAATTCGTCCTTACTCATGCCACACAACTCTCTTCGTTAATTCTTTTTACTTTTATAATATCACAAACCATTTCTTTAACTTCTGAAGAATGATCAACCATTAATATTTTTTTATCAGTATTTAAATTTTTTAAAATCTCTAAGCATTCAATTTTAGATATAGAATCAAGGCCGTCAAAACCTTCGTCAATAATTAATAAATTAACACCTTTTTGAGTCATGCTTTCAATCATTTCACCTATAGCTAAGTCCACAGCAAAATCAGCCGATGTACGCTCTCCACCAGACAAAGTTTTTATAGGCACTTTAGAATCGCCCTCAAGATTAATAACAGCATTTACTTCGTTCTTAATAGACCCCGTTTTGGTTTGTTTAGCGTTTTCAAAAGAAATTACAGCATTGACCATATTAGGAATCATGTTGATGATTTCAGTAGCTCTGTTGCCAATATAACCAAGCGTATCTTGAAATTTTTGTAAAGTATAATTTTTAATTAGTCGAATTGATTCTTCTGATAAAATTACTTTTTGATCAATATCATTAAGCTCATTTTGCCTAGATTCTAGGTCAGTTTTAAAATTTTGAATCTTAATATTGATATTTTCAAGGTCTCTTTCGTAGTTTTTAAGAGCATCTTGGTAAGCGTCTTTGATAGTCTTCATTTGTTGAATATCATTTTTACGCTTAACAATTTCAGCCATTATCTCAGATTCTTTCTCTTTATATAGAAATGTTGTTGTAGCATATCTCTGGTTGTAATCGTTTATAGCTTTTAAATATTCTTTATCAAGGTCATTAGTTTGCTGAATAAGTTCAGATTTTTTATTTTCAAGAGTTTCTAGTTGTTTAGTTTCTTCTTGATTTACTTTAGTGTTTCTTTTAGCTTCCAAAAGTTGTTCAGCTTTTGTCTTCATTTCTATATAATGCGGAATTTGAACTATTTCTTCTTTGTGTTTATTTACTTTCATACCAATTTCGGCAATAGCATATCTAATTTCCACAAGCTTTTTTTCCGAAGTCCAATTTTGCATACAAGTAGGGCAAGTGCCAGCTTCAATATGTTGGTATTGTTCTTGAAGTTTTTTCATTTCATTTTCTTTTTCAATTGCTTTACACTTTGCATTTTGAGCATCGTCAATTTTTTTTTGAATTTTATAAAGGGCCGATGTCATTTGTTGAATGTCTTGCTCTTTTTGAGCAAGATTATTGTGCATTTTTTGTTTTAATTGTGAAATTTCTGTTTCAATATTTTGAGCCTGACCAAGTAACAGAGCTTTACCTTCAGATTCTACTGGCTCTGGTTTTTTACCTAAACTAGCAACATTATTTTCATATTGCCTATGTTCATTGCGAATAGTCTGCTCTAGTACATCAATACTTAGGTTAATCTCATCTTCAGTTGTAAAAAATGTAGGCTCTTGAGGTTTTTCTTTTTGTGCTAAGTAATCATTAAGTTGATTAATTGTATGTTTAATTTCAGTAATACTGCTTTCAAGCTTAATCTTTCTTGGTTTATATTGTTCTTTAAGTAGCTCATTCATTTTCTCAATTTTTTCTTGATATTTACCTAAGTCCAAACACTGGACAAGAAATTCATGGGATTGTTTTGGTGTTAAATTGAGAAAAAAGCCACCTTGTTTTTGGCGTTTATAACACATTGTTTTTAATAGATTTCGGTCTACACCGATAATTTCATCTAATTTTTCTTCAGCAAGCTTGCTGTTTCCAGATACGGTTCCTTCTGGTGTTTCAATGGTAAGTCCATCTTTTTTGGAACGGGTAATGGTAATCCCTCCCTCAAATTTACCTTGAACCCAAATAGGCGATTTAGTAATCCTACTCTGCAATTGTGTCGAAGGGATATCCGATATTCCAAGAAGGAAAGCGAGTGCTTCCACTGTTGTTGATTTCCCTGCTCCACTAGAGCCTCCTGTATTTGTATTCTCACCGTCAATTTGAATTAGGTGACTTCGACTTTCGAGGTCAACTGTTTGTTTTTCAACAAACCTACCAATTCCTGAAAATGAATAATTTTTTAGTTTGAGCATTGTTTAATTATTTCCTCTGTTGAAACTTCTTCAATTTCAATTTCTGTTAAATTTGGAGTGTAATGACATCTTTTATACATAGCATCGGTTTCATTTACATATTTGTATAAACCATTAAATGTAACAACCTCTTCATTTTTAAGTATTTTTTCTCCAACACTTTCGCCAACAAATACTGTTTCATTATTATGTTTAAATTTTATTTTATATGTTTTTTCACTCACTTTAAATTCTCCAGTACAGAATCACCTCTTCTTTTTAATTGAGATTCTTCTCTATCTTCAATAATTTCTACAATGTTTCTGTCTAACTCTGTTGCTTTTGCTTGCACTCCATTGTCAACAACTATTTTGCTTTTTTGAGATGGGGAAGAGAGATGGCGAACCATCCTCTCTCCACATACACATTCTATGTTATCTTTTATATTACTAGAAGATTTATAAAACTTTTTTGTTATTGCAGCACAATGTCCACAAGCATAGACTATTCTTGGCATTACATTTCCGAAATAAAGTTGCTAAAACTCATTTTGACAATATTTCTTTTGCTATTTGCAATTTTGGCTTTTTGCTCTTTAATTGTTTGCTCAATTTTTTCAAGAGTAAGCTCTTTGTCCATCAAACAAAGCTCTGCTTTTTTAGGCCCCTGAACAATTTCGTTATTCCAACCTATTTTGGCTTCAGAATCATTTTCCCTGCATTTTTTACCAAATTTACCACTTTTTGCCATAAAGTCATCAAGCAATACATATCCTTTATTAGTTCTCACAGAAGCCGTGACACTTACAGGGTATGTTCTAATTGGGCAATTGTCAAAGCTTAATTTTAGATTAAAGCCAAAGTATCTAATGTTTTTACTGTTAACCCCTACCAAACTTTGACCGCATTTAACAGAAACCACTTCGTCTGCATACCCATTTCTTACAGCTTCATCTCCATTTAGCCATAGTTCATTATCATATTCTGACTGATATTGCTTAAGGGTTTTTTTGCCGTTAGTTCTATCGACTGTTTGTTGATCCATCATCCCAAGTCTTCTTAACCATAGACCGTATCTAGAATCAATCTGGCTGTTTCCACCACCAAATTCCCCTCTAAACCCACCAGATGCTTTGTGACTCATGAGAACGCCATATTTTAAAATATATCTTTTTCCAAGGTGTTGTACAAGCTGAAATCCCATAGAAGCTGAAAAAAGAGTTACAGTATGAATAGGTCTATTAAGGCCTTGTAAAAATTCAATAAGCTCAAGCCCAGCCTGAATGCTTCCACCCGGAGTGTCCAAAAACAAATAGATAGGATATCCACTTTTAAGGTCTGCATTCATTTTTTTAGCCTGACCAATCAGTTTAGAAACAGAACTTCCGGTAAAAGCATTGTTCAATACAAGAGTGTTATCTTTGGTTAAGGTAATTTCTTTTTTTGAAATTTCTGCTGAGTTAACTGTTAACGAAATAGCAAGCATTAGCATTGCAATAAATAGCCTCATAAAATCTCCTTTGTGTGAGGTACGTGTATAATGTATAATATCACAAAAAAACTTTTTTTACAAACAAAAAGTTAATTTTCTTTTTCTTTTTCTTCTTTATGTTTAACTAATGCCTCCAAAATAGTTCCTGTATTTCCCGGTTTAATTTCTAACGTATTTTCATTTATTTGCGTTAGCGTAGCACCATCTGAAGCATTTACATTAACATTCATATTTGAACCACTACCAGTTTTTACATTAGTAGGATTGAGAATTTTTTCTAATAATTCAATACTTTTAAAATACTGACTAAGTTGTTTGAGGTCTAAATTCTCAATAATCGTTCTGTCTCCAGTTCTGAGATATTCATTCATTTCTTCGCCGTAGTATTTGTGGTGAACACTAATAAGATTGGCAATAAAATTGAGGCTTTCTACTCTAGTGTCGGTCAGTTTTTTTACCATATTTTTTTGAATATCGCTAAGATACTCCATGCGTTTCTCATACCATTTTTGCTTGGCCGACATATATAGAACTAGGTCTTTTTTTACTCTGGAGATTTTACTTATTTCTACATAAGTCTTTCCAGCCATATAAAGGCCAAATAGCCCATTTACCTTATGCTCGTCTTTAACCAGACTTTCAAGTCCAACACAACCGTTGTCAACAAATGTATTAATTTTTTTAACTTCTTCATCTGTAAAGTCATTGTCAATTTTACTTAAATCCATTATTCCTCCGATAACTGTCCATTTGGCCCAATTTGAGGGGGTTGTGCTTTTAGCTTATCTTGACTTGGTTTGAGCATAGAATAACGCCTTACACCATTAACAAATACTTTGACTTCAATATCTACCCAAAACATTTGCCACACCCATGAAACTAAATTTCTACATCTAGCGTCAAAATTTTCGATGACACCTTTTTTCTCATATCCTTTAGGCATCGTAACAAAAAACTCAACTAAATTTTTTTTTGTTGATTGCATTGTAGCTTTTGTTAAATCATATTTAACCTCAACACCTTCAACATCATCAAAAACAATATACGGCCATTTTTGCAGACTTTCCTGATGTACACTAGAGATTTCACCAGTTAGCATGGTAATTTTTCTCATATCCTCTAGCATAGCTTCCACGGTTTCTGTTTTCATACTTCCCTCAAAAACTCTTTTATACTTTCTTTTTTAACACCCTCAATTGGTTGAAACTCTTTTTCTAAGTAATTTTCAAGCGTCATAGAAGTATCTTTAATATTTTTGGCAACTTTAACATCAGTTGGCTTTACTTTAATACTAGCTTTGTCTTTTAATTCTTTTTTAACTTTATTAATCCAAGCGGTTTTACCCTCAAGCACCACATAGTTTCTAGCATCTGGATTAAGTGCTGGTAATTCTTCACCTTCTTTGACCTCATATGAGGTAATTGGTGTAACTATATTTTCAGTTGAAAAAAATTTTTTTGATTTAACAGCACCAGTGTCTTCATGTTCAAATACCCAAATTCCTTTGGGTTGATTAGCGTCTGCCATTGTATCCCATTTAGGAGTACCCGGATAAAAGCATTTTCCTACTTGCTGGCTTTTGTGAATGTGACCTGATATAATTTCTTGTTGCGGAACTAACGCAGGGTCAATTCCTTCCTCACTAAAAAACCCATTCTCATATTGAGCACCAGTAAACGTCTGGTGAGCAATAAGGCAACCTGTAACACCTTGTTCGTAAAGATATTTACAATCCTCTAAAAAACTTTTGTAATCTTCATAGTATGGCATATAGCCTATATTATCTATTTCTGTAGGTACGTCAATAATGTTTATGTTATATTTGTATTGCTCATCTAAAAGAGATACAGAATTTAAACCAGCATTTTTTGATTGCCCTAAAATCATGTCGTGATTTCCTACTAAGGCTATTATGTCATATTGTTTTTGTATTCTTTTAAAAGTTTTTTTCCAAAAATCAAATACTTCTATTCTAATTACGCCGTGGGTATGGAACAAATCTCCTAAAAAAACTATTGTAGATACGTTATTTTCTTTTGCTATTTTTACTATAAAATCTATTAATTTTTCACAATCTTTTAAATTATTTATTTGTAAATGTGGATCACCTACATATAAATATTTATTAAATTTTATTTTGTTTTCTATATAACTTTTTTTGTCTTTTATATAAAATGGTATCCTAATTAATTTTATGCCATTCTTTTTACAAATGTCGTTTTTTATTTCATCTCTATTGTTTATTGTAAAAAAATCTTCTTTAAAAAAATCAGTATTTTGAAAATGTTGTTTTCCATCGTATTCAAAAGCTAACTTTAATTCTTTACAATAGCCATCCAATTCTAATTTTTTTCCTGTCTTATCATTTACAAGCCAATCAGGTCTTTCTTTTGGAAATTTTTTACCAGTGATATCCTCAAATATTTCTCTACAATATTCTTCGTTTTTGTATATTTTATTTTTTAAATGAGGTATTATCCCATTTACTTTAAAAGAAAACAGTGTAGTTTCATATTCTTTGTTGTTTGGGCCTAAAACTTTTAATTTTTCTTTATTGCCATTGTATTTTGTAGATAGTAGTTTGTAACCTTTTTCTTCAAAAAAACCCCTGACTTCTTCTATGTTATATTGTCTTTTTCCTGCACAATAAGAACACCTGTGACCTTCTTTAAAAACCTTAAAAGACATCGGAAAAACATGTCCCTTATTACATTCCATATCTAATTTTTGTAGTTGACCTTCGTATTCATTGGAAATTAATTTATACCCTTCTTTTTCTATAGTATTTTTGACATACTTTAAAGTGTGTTTATTTGGCATTTATTTCAATCCTTTTTTTTATACTTAGTCATTATTATCCTTAATAAAAATTACATCTTTCATTTCACCAACAATAAAGCCTTCAGGAAATTCTTCGCTTTCTAAAATTTGTTTGGCCCAAGCCTTAGTGTATAAAGTTTCTTCTTTAAAATAAATTTTTGTACCTTTATTAATCCACTTAATATTATTGCCTATTTCAATAGCTGCGTCAACTAAAAGTTCAAGTTCTTCAACTCCAACCTTTTGTTTTGTTATGGCAAAACCTGTAACCGCCTGATGTTCTTCAAGTTGCCTGATTTTTTTGTGAGGTTTCAAAATTAAATTACCATTAAAAGATGATTTTTTATTCATAGGTCAACTCCTTTAAGCCTTATTACTTTTTGTTCAATTAATTTTAATTTTTGACAAGCATATAAAACCGCTTGTAATGCGTCTTTTTTAGCTACTTTTGTTTCTACATTATTTGATTCATCTATATAAGTATCATATACCGCAAACCCTTTGTCATCGACTTCAGTTTCAGTTTCAATACTACAAATATTTGAGCCATTGAGTATATCGTTAAGTTCATAATCTTGAAGAACTCTTTTATCACCAGATTCTTTTAGATAATGATTAATGGCTTCTAATAGTAATTCAGGGTCTTCAATTTTTTCACGACTTTTTAATAAGTTAGCTTTATAAATAATTTTCTTGTCAGATGGAAAATAGTGAAGAGAAGTTTGATTGTATAAGTCCATGATATTACTTTTCATTCTAGCAATACATACACTTCTAAAAACTGTTCTAAATGGCCCTACCCATTTATCTACACCTGTACAAAGCCCGGCTACTGATGAAGAAATCATATCCATAAGACCTAAATGATTTTTAGGTGTGGCTTTAAAAAATTTCATGGCCATATTGATTGCTAATGGCATACTATTTTCAATAATTTTTTGCCTTACTTCTTGATGTTCTTTCCAAGCATTGGCAGCTTTTTTTGGCAAGTTACCTCGCCAATTTTCAATTACAAATATCATAAATTTATAATTAATATGAAATTTTTTAATTTCCTGAACATCATCTTTTTTAAATGCTGGCGAAACAAATTTACCAAATGTTTTTGAATCTTCTCTAAAATATGGCCTAGCTGTAAGAATATTTCCTTTTTCAATTTTAATAAACATTAAAAATTTTTGATATATTTTGTCGCTTTGTTTATAAGAATTAATGGTTTCTCTGAAAATTTCTTCTAGTTCCATTATTCTTTCAACTTGAGCTTTTTGTTGGGCAGTAAACTCTTTTTTATTTAATTTTTTGCCCTTATTATTTTTTTCTAGTATTTTGGCAATACTGTTTGCTAAATTGTAGAAAACCGGGTCGTTGACCTTCTTTCTGTTCATGTTACACCTTTATAAATTTTATTTCATTTGTTGTTTCTTTATACATAGAAAGTCTTTTTTGCAAATGATTTTCTAAAAGACTTATGTTGCTTACTCTAAAATCATAAATTTTTGAATAAGGCTTGGGCTTGTGATAGCCCTTGTATTTACTGTTTTCAAGAATACGGACACTTCTACCAACAGCCCCCTGCTTAGTTCTGGTTTCAGAACCGCCGCCAACCCAATTTATAGTATTGTGTGTGCAGTACATATTTGTTCCTGTTGCAATACAGCTTGTACCAATAAGAACTCTTACTTGTCCAAGGTTGAAGGCCTCAACTGCTTCATCGACTTTTCGAGTTTCCAAACCGAATTTAGCAGCATCAGCCTTTGATGCAGAATGTACATATTCAAAGGGAACATTTAACCTGTCAACCAACATCCTAATCTGTTCCAATTCCTCCACCAAGATTAATGTTGATTCCTGAGCTTGATTCCAAGCTGAGTTAGCAATTTTAGTCGCAATATCGGCAATGTTTGGGTTGTACAAAAATTGTTTTCTTTTGGCTTTTAGTGGGTCTGTATAGTTCTTACTGTCTCTGCTTGTAGTTTCAAAAACAAAAAATTTTACTGGACAAATGTACCCACCATCTACGGCTTCTTTTGTTGTTAATTTATATACTTTTTTACCAATAATAGATTCTAATAGTTTATCTTTACCATCACCTCTAACCTGAGTACCTGACAAGAAGAAGCGATATGGAACGGCGTTTAGTACGCCATGAAATACTGTTTCAAGAGTTTCAGCCGCAAGTGTGTGAGACTCGTCACCAATTACTACATCAGCATTGGCAAAAAAATCAAAAGCCTCAGTACCCGGCTTGAGCATCGTAAGTGATTTTGATACACATACTGTGAAAAGTTTACCTAATTTTTTCTTACCAGCTCCATAGGCTCCAACATTTGATTTTCCAAAATGGTGCTCAAACTTTTCTAAAATCTCTAAAAAAATAGATTTACTAGGAGTTACAATAACTGTTTTAAGCCCTAGCTCACGGGCTAGGGTTAAAATAATAGCTGTTTTACCCGAATTATGAGTTACTGTAAAATCATTCATTACATATAAATTATCACAATCAACTTCAAAACCGAAGTACTCATCTTCTGGTAGCTCTTCAACTTTAAAGCCAGTTCTTAGTACATTTTTTATTTGTTTTCTTGGTCGAGCTTTTTTTCTTTCCAATAAAACAGGTATTCTATTTATATCTCCAGAAATTGTAACTTTATAATAAATACCTTCAGTTCCATTTTGAGATTTCTTTTTTTCTTCTTTTTGATATGCGGCAAACCCCAAAGACCTTGCGATAAAAAGTATGTCATCGGATAGTTTTTTATTTTTTTGAGTAATTTCGTAGTAGTTATTACCTAGATATCCATCTGAATCTATTAAACCAGCCAAAACTTTTAATCTACTTTCTTCAGAATTTATTTTAAAATCTTCTGGAATGTGTTTGTTGTATATTAAATTATAATGTTTTAAATTATTTCTTAATACATTCAGACCCATGCCTCTTAGTGGGTTATATATATAAAAAGTTTTTGCCAGATTGTTTTCTGATATAACCTCTTTTCTTACATTCAGTCCTAGTTGTCCTGCGTATTTAACCCATTCATCTTCTAATTTTTTATCCATCGTTGTTAAAGAAGGTCCGTCTGAACTACCATCACCTAGCCATAGTCCTAAAATATATGGGTCTATTGCGGTTAATCTACCTTCAAAGTTAATACCTGTTCTGTATAATTTATATCTATGTTTAAATGATTTTGTCTGTTTTAAATAGTCTTTAACAGAAATGTTTACAACAGGATTTGCACCTTTAAAGTCTTTTCTTCTCTTTTTATCTTCAGTTCTATATTGCGATTGATTGTTTGTTTTTTGTAAAGATAAAATATGCCCCATATTTACAACAAAAAAATCTCCTTTAACAGGTATTATTTTTGCCATTTTTTCTTTGCCTCTGTGTAGTTTTAAAACTTTACGAGGTTTCGAGTCTGGCCCCATTAAAAAATCTCCTACTTTAACATCTTCTACTTTTTTTAAAGAACCGTTGTACATTAAAATTTCCTGACCTTTAGCGTGACACCCCGTACAAAGCTCTACACAGCCATGTTTTGCTTGAATAAGACGTTCTACAGATTCTTTCTGGTATGGATATAGCTCAAATGGCAAAGTTTTTCTCCATGGCATTTTGCGTGGCTCTGGGTAGCTAATACGGTTGTGTATATCAAAACTATACCCAGACAAATATGGTAAAGAACCCGGATGAAAAGCCAATTTTTGGTTAGAATCTAGTGTTAGCATACAAGTTTTTAATTTAGATTCTAGTTCTTTCTTTCTCAAATCATAAGTATGGGGCTTGTTTTGCTGTAACCATCTGTTTTTTTTAAGTTTTTGCAAAGCAAATTGGGCTGACGTATCACTATAAGTCAGGCTTTTTTTCAAATCATCGACAACTTCCCTATTGGGAGTTTCGAGGTAACATTTGGTTGGATTTTCTATCGTAATCTTTATCATATAACTATATAATATCACAAAAAAAAGGAGAGATTATGTCTTTTAAATATAGTGCCAAATCTCTAGCAAAATTAAATACTTGCCACCCAGATTTGCAAAAAATACTTAAAAAAGCAATAAAACACTATGATATCACTATCTTAGAAGGTGTTCGTACCAAAGAATGCCAAGAAGAGCTAGTTCGTACCGGTATGTCAAAAACTATGGACTCTAAACATTTGAAACAAGCTGATGGCTATTCTCATGCCGTTGACTGTGCTCTTTGGCCGGTTGATTGGAATGACCGTGATAGGTTTGTATTTCTACAAGGTTATCTCAAGGGTTTAGCTGACCAAATGAAAGAAGCTGGTGAAATTAGCCATTCTCTTCGCCTTGGTGTAGATTGGGACGGTGATGGTAATATCAAGGAACATTCTTTCTTTGATGGGCCTCACATTGAGCTTTCTTTGAAGTAAATATGACTCCATACATATAATATAAAAAAACAGCCATTCCACTAACATATAAAAGATAGCCGGGTAGAGATAGTACATTTTCCTCTACAAATTCCCATGAACTGTAGGATAGGTAAGTACAAAAAAAACACATCCAAATATAAATTAATTTATTTCTCACAATTATGCCCTGCCCAATTTATTTTTTCTGCAATTGAACCTTTTTTATTACAGGCTTGTTCTTCAATATAATTTGCACCTAAAATAACAAGTAATATAAGTACAAATACAACTATAGCACTTTTCATTAATAAACTCCAACTTTAGCTTTTGGATGCTTGGTACAGTCTTTTCTAATTCTTTTTAGAAAATTTAAAGCACCTTCATAGTCACCCCACCCATTTTCGGGGTTCATTGCTCTATATTTTTCTGGGTCAGATTCCATTTTATTAATTGCAATGTTTAAATGTTTAATAGCATCTTCACAACCCATTTGGTGAAGCCCTCTAAGACCCTCTTCTAAATTGAAAGAATTGTAATACATTGGCGATACATTATAAGTGTAATTTCCACACTCTTCTACAGAAGAATCTTCAATTCCAGTATTGATTATAATATCTACATCCCAACTCATTTTAGTTTCTCCAAGTAATCTGCAAGTTCTTTAATTTCAGCATTTGTAAGTTTTTTTACAAATGGATACATTTTTTTTGAATGACCACTTGTACGTTTTTTATCTCGAATCAATTTAACCTGATCTTCAATGTACCATGCGTGTTGTCCGGCAAGTCTGGGGGCTTTTTGTGATTTTTTCCCTTCGGCTTTTTTTCCGTGACACGACATACATTTTCTTTTATAAAGTGAATTAGCATTTGCTGCCAAAGAAATACTCATTAAAAATAGAAATAGACATTTAATCATTATGCCTCCAATGATCTTTAATTTTTACCAATCTATATCCTCTTTGTTCTTTTAAATGTTCTTTAATTTTTACCAATCTATATCCTCTTTGTTCTTTTAAATGTTCTTTAATTTTTTCTAAACCAATAATTTCTAATAAATTACCAACATTCATATCATATAAAACTGAATTTTCAAATCTTTTTTTAAATTCTTTTAAAATCCCTACATCTGTCATGCAATCCTCACTTCCATATTTGTACCATCATATCTTTTAAGCATATCAGTACGCATCATAGCTTTGATTTTGTGAAGCATAATTACTTCTTTATTGAATACTTTTGGACTTCCTTCAGCACATCTAAAATAAAATTTACGGATATTTTTTGGGTGCTTTCTTAGTACTCTAGCATATAATTGGTTAGAAATATCAACATCGCTACTGCATCTCATGTCAAAAAGGCCCGTAATATTGCCATCTGAAAACCCTAGAATGCCACGTTGAATTACAATTAAAGTATCATAATCACCATTTTTGAAATCTTTAACCATTTCGCTTTTCCGATCATTTTTACAATTAGAAACGGCTACTTTTCTACCAATTGATTTTAAGTAATCGGCTATGACATTGGCTTCAGAAATTCTTTTGCAAGCTATCATAAGTTTTGACAAATCAAAACCTTTTCTTTTAGCTTGTTTATACATTTGATCAATTACATTTTTAATTTGTTTTTTGGATTTTACCTCTACCACATCCATATCAACTGTAGCAAAAACATTTTTTTCAATAAGTTGTTCGCCAGAAATATATGTAAACTCATATTTTTTACCAAAATTTTTAAGTCTATTGAATTCAGATGGAGAGCCGGTCATCAACAATTGATGTTTAGGCTTTAATTTTTTAACAATATTTTGAACCATTTTTTTTAGGTAAAATTCATGGCATTCATCAACAATAAGTAAATCAACAAAATTATATGGGTATTTTTTGATAGCTTGCGGTAGACCAATTTGTACTTGGACATCTTGGCCAAACTCACCAAAAGTATAGCTGACCTCAACATGAGGGTTTTGCAAGCTTTCAATATATTGATTTTTAAGTAGATTCTGCCCGTGAGTTAGGACTAAAACTTTAGCGTTTGGATGTTGTTTAATATATTTTGATATCACAATATGTGATATCGTAGTTTTACCAGAACCCGGCGAGGCAGCTAGAACTGCTGCTTCGACACCGGTTTTTTGGCAATCTGCCAGAAGTTTGTTTGCTGAATATGTTTGATAGCCATAATCACTCATGTACATATGGTATCATGCATTGCACATTAAGTCAAGAAAAAGTTATGCTTGCCCAATCACATCTTCTTCATCGGTTTCTTCAGAACCATCTTCATCAATTTCTTGATCTTCATCATCCCATTTTTTAAGAATTTTATTTATTTTTTTGCTTTTTTTATCTTTTTCTTCATCTTTTTGTAGAGAATTGTTTGCGCTATATTGGTGCAATTTTTTAAGTATGCTAGTAAAATCAAATTCTTTTTCATTTTTAGCAACTAAACCTTCAAGCTCATCAATGCTTTCACCAAGAGCATCGCCTTCAGCCATTTCCTCTGGCGGCATCTCTTCTGGTGGAAGCTCTTCTTCCATCGTAGCCTCTTCAGGTGGCATTTCTTCTGGTGGAAGTTCTTCACCCGGCATACCACCCATAGCTGCTTGTTCTGCTGCCATTTGAGCTTCTTGAAGTTGCTGTTGTAACATTTGCATTTCGGACTCTCTTTGCCCTTCTTGCATTCCAAGTCTAAAAGCAACATCTACAGCGTTCATATATTTAGAACGTAATTCAAAATATTTTTGTTTCCAATCGGTTTTTGCGGCCATTTTTTATATCTCCTATTCCATATCTTCATCTAACATATCTTGTTGAAGCATTTTTAACATCTCAACAGCATCAGGCCTGTACGCAAAATATGCCTGAACAGCTTGAGGGTTTAATTGCATCATCATTTCAATTTGCTGAAACCAAAAACCATCTCTTCTATATTTAAGTATTGGATCGACCATATAAGCAGGGTCAATTTTATGTCCCATATAATTAGAAGTTTCAAGATATTTATCTACAACTACCTGATATCTTTCATTAAAATCAACTTTACCAGCTAAATGTTTTCCAACACTTTTTTTGTCAACATACTCAAGAATTTCATCCATATTCATGTGAATAGGCGCATCTTGCTGCAATCTCAATGCCTCATCCTGCCTAGTGTCAGCGTCAAGGCCAGAAAGAGTTATAGTGCAAATTTGAGCTAGTTCTGGATCAATAAGTGGGAATAGTTTTTCATTAATAAAGTCTTGAAACTTTAAAATTAATGGTCTAATACCAGTATCACGGGCCGCAGTAAGTTTATATTCATTATTTGCTTCTGATAGAGATTGTTGATTAGTACCTTTTGAAAGATGACCATAACCCGGTAGTTCATCAGGAGACATACCAAAAGCAGATAAGATATTTCTAGCAACAGAATCGTAAAGAAATTGAAATTCGCCATCTTTCTTTTGTTGATTCATTGGAACCCATTGCACATTATCTTCAGAAGATACACCAAAAATAGGTGTTCTAAACGAATTACCAACACTGTTAATTGACGCATTAAACTGTTGTTTAATACCTTCAATAGTGGCGTGGTCAATTTCATCGGATTGAACCACAAGAATACCTTTTGTAGCTCTACCATTTGCAAAATAAAGCCTGTTATAGGTTTCAATTGAAATATGTGTTGTAACAGCTTGCATGATAGTATCAAGCGGTGTTACCGGATATCCGTTATGCTCAATATCGGTTGAAGGATACAGGTTGCAAACAAACATTTCTTCTTGAGTAAAAGCTTGCCTTGGAGTACCTTCTAAAACCTGTATCCAAGAATAACTTCCAGCAAGAGCTGATTCAGGGTCAATTTTGTGACCGGTCATTTCCTCAAGAAGTTTAATAGATGAACGCCTTACATCATCAGCATACTCACCTTGCTTAACTGCTTTATAAATTGTACCAGCATCAACCGGCCTAAATCTATGAAAAAATTTATTTCCAAAATCATCTTCTTCATATATTGCTTCTGTACAAAACCTGCCAAAAGATAATCCATTTATAGTTTGAACATAAAACCATTCTGAAATTGACATTTTATCTTCTGAAGAAACACCTTCATTACTTCCACAGTTCATTAAAATATTTAATACACGATTAATTCTTTCGTGAATTTTAATTCTTTGATCTGGTTTTAGAATTTGTTCGTAATCTTGTTTTATATTACACTCAACACCAATGTCAAACCTATCTTTTCTTACACGCCCAAACATAGACATTGTATTACCTCTAGCTCTTAAAATAGAAGCTATAAGATGGTCTTCTTGTCTAATTCTTTTAATAGTCCAATCTGGAAGTAGGCGTTTTTTATTTTTAAAAAGACCAAAATAATTGTCTTTAGTTACCGGGTCTTCGGTAAACGCAATTCTAGGCACACTAGTTTTATTTACTTTTTTTAGCGAGCCTGATGAGAACCCAACTAAATCAGAAAGTGATTTTTCTGAGCTAAAATTTGTATCATAAGATTTTTGAAGTTGTTCATTAATTTCATTTGATAAAGCAAATAAAGTTTTCTTTTTGGGTGTAGAATCCCGATTTTTTGCGATACGTTTTGCAAGTTTTTCTAAATCTTCTTTGTTATCAAACATAATTTACTCTACTATTTCCCTGCAATAAAATAAACATTTACAGGATCATCATTTTTATTTATAATTATAACATCGTTTATTTGGGTGGTTTTTAGAAAAAAACCATTTTTCATTACTCCATTAATTAAAAATGGATTAATTGTAGTTTGCACAATACCATTAATTGCAACATCGCATTTTTTATCTGCTTCAATATAAACAAATTTAAAAAAATCTATATTGTTTTCTTCTGATGGAATAAAAAGCCCTGAGTTTAAAAAATCTACAGAATCAGAAGAAGCTGAATTTATGTAATTATAAGAAAAATTTATAATATCACCGTGCTCAAGGCTTTCAACACCGCCTTGAGCCAAAGAGTTTTTCCAAGTAATTTTTGTTCTATTATCTTCTACTTGAACATCAAAATCTTGCCCTGCAAAAGCCATTAATCTTCCAATGGACAACATTAAAGTATTTGGCACTATTTTTTTTGGTATATAAATATAATCAAGATCATCGTTAGTGGTTAAAGTCAGCGTTTCTTGAGCAGGGATTGGAGTCGCAGGATATTCGGCACTGTTTTGAAATCCGCTAACTAAAGAAGAGGACAGCAAAAGTCTTCTAGAGTTAGCTTTTATTGTTGCTTCTTGTATTAATTCATCATCTAAATTTACCCCAATATATTGAAGGTTTCTATTAAAAGTTGTGTTGGCGGTGTTTGTATTTTCACCATCATAACCTCTTAAATCTAGCAATAAATTCATTCTGGACATTATTAATCTACCTTTATATATTATTAAAGATTATTATTATACATCAAAAAAAATACTCTTTTTTTCCTGTGATTTCCTTGACTTATGTTTTTGACCGCCTGTTAAGTCATTGATTTTGTTTTGCAAATCTCTAGGTCTTCCTTTAATATTTTCAAGATCATAACTGAACAAAACTTTAGAGCCTTTACCAAACATACTATAAAAAAAGTATCTAATCATATCCATAATATCAGCAGTTCCATCTTTACCATGCTCTGGCTTACCATCAATAGGATTTCCCTTACCATCAAGTTTCCATTTATAAGTCTCAAAAGCATCAAAAACACGTTCATTATTACGTGTTTTTAGTACCTTAAAATGTCTATTATTGTTTGCATCTACAATTTTAGATTGAACAACAGTAATACCATCCACAACAGATTCCACACCTTTTTTAACACCTATTGCCGGAATTTTACCTTGGGATGTTTTTGTTTTTCTAAGCATTTTAATATATGCTGGATAGTTCGAGTCACAAAACCATTTGTTAACCCTATATATTTCCGTAAGCTCTTTTACTTTTTGAACAATTTCAGGTATTTCCATGTCTGGAGCTGAAGTAATATCAACAAGCCATGATTTTCCACCAGCTATTTTGGCAAATACACCCAAAGAAGTTTCGTCAGTATTTCCCCAATCGGCAGCACCATAAAATTCAATTCCAAGATTGTGCATAAATTGAACTAATTCATCTAGGGTCTTGCCCTCAACTTCTTCACCTGACAAATATTTCCAAGCTTCATCAATACTGATAGCATTATCAACAATATCAAATCTAGGGTAAACAAGACCGCTAGAGCTTGGCTTGTTACACAATAGCTGTGCCTCACCCATTTCAGGCGAGGTTTGTTTAAAGTTATTGTGAACCGCATAGATAGGTTTATAAAGATCGCCTACATCATCTTGCGGTCGGTCTACAAGAGAGTTTTTCATAACCGATAACATCGGATGGTCAGCAATTCCCGAATAAACTTTTACCGCTTCATATTTATGTCTTGATTCTTCATTAAGTTCTTTAAACTCTTCAGGAGATAAATTTCTTAATGGAAGCTCCCTACCAACATATCTTGTTACTTTTCCTTTATTTTTTTTGGCCTCTGATTCTGGAATACGTTCAGTCACATCAATAATGTTCCAACGTAAAATTTCTCCACCAGATCGTTCTGTATCTTTAAGTGTTTTCTCCATTAATCCACCGGCATACTTACGAGTGGAAAGATAGACGGTTAGCGGAAAATACCCTTTATAAACACACGGAATCATTTTTGCTTCTTCCAATGCTCTTGGGTCTTGAACAACATCTATCTCATCCATAAATAACATAGGCACATGTTCGCTGTTCATCCCGGCTACCGTAGCAACAACAATTCTTAAATAAATAGCATCACCTTTGCTGGTGAGCCATTCAATTTTTGCCTTACTATCAGACAGCTTTCGCCAGCCATTTGCTTCAAGATATGGCGATAGTTTTCTAAAAAACGAGTTAACGTATTGGATTGCTTTTTCTGATTGTGATTTAATCGCTGCACCGTGAGCAACGGATATTTCAAAATGAAGCATACATAATACTTCAATAGCCGCAGCAGACAGAGTTTTATAGGAGTCACGGGAAGCAAGCATACAAACTTGTGGAACATCCCGACTATTACCCGTTTTCATCAACTCATAGATACGCCACATGGCATCAACCGGGCCATGTGTAGAACCGGGATATACAACACCCATTGGAAACTTAATATCTAAAAAGATATGCATCCAATTTCTAAGTTCCTCTGGCCCATTCAAAGGCTTTAAAACTAGTTCGTTTTTTAGCTTTTCTATTTCTTCTGACATTACGCTCTCAAATTAGCTTCATTAATAAATTCATCAGCATGATCAGTTGCCCTTCTAAAATCTTGTTCCTCTTTCCATGCCTGAAGTTCAAGCTGACTATCTCTTGGGCTGGCAACAATACCACCAAGATTACCCATAACACTAGCAATAGATACGCTGTTTTCAAGTGCTTGCACTACTGCCATAGTAGCATCAAAAATTCCTAGTTTTTCAGGGTCGCCAAACTCCATGTTTTCAATATCATATACATATTCCTGATTTTGAAAATAATCAATGATAGTTTTTTCAATTTCTTCATTATTGTACCCAGCATTTTCAAGAAGTTTTCTTAGTGGTTCCATAAGACTTGGAATTAAGACCTGTTGAACAAGATTGTAGTCTCTATCATCTTCAGAGTAACTAGTTTCCAAAAACAATACTAAATTTGTTAATACTCTACAACCACCCGGCAACGCACCGTGAGCAATTGCACTTCTTACCGCACACACAGCGTCTTCACATCTATCATGTCTTTCTTTAAGCTCACCGTTAGATGCACCGTATATTTTAAGTTTGGCAATACCATTAGTTAGCTTACCAAGTCTTTCTTCAAGATCAAGCTTTTCAGCAATACTTGCAGCATTTTTAAGTTGAGTTTCAAGCTCATCTGCTCTTTCTTCGATATCCAGTTCGCTTGGCTCACCAACTACAGTACTTCTAAATCTATAATACTCAAACGTATCCATTCCGTTACCAAGGTCGTCAATAGTAGCTTTAGCTACTTGATTAGTCATGTCAAATATTTTAGCTCCGGTAAAGGCCGATAGGTCGTATAAAAATTCTAATCTAGAGTTTTTAATATTAGTCATTGGCGTAGCCATTGGTACAACATTTAATGTTGTAGGATTACTAAAATTAAACGCAAGATTTGTCAAAACATTTTCTGAAAAGCCGTGTGAAACAAGAACAAGATTGCTAAACTCAGAGTTTCCTTCATTTACAAACTTATGTCCAAGTTCTTCAATAATTGGCAGAAAAGAAACAAGATCGTTTACAATACCATCAAACAAAAGAAACAACGGTCTGTCTAGTTTACAGCGTTGATTGGCCTTGTCGTTAATAAATGCTGTATGAAATTTGCCAATTGACTCTTCAAAGCCAATAGCAATTGGTAGTCCTTCAATAAGCTCTACTTCATAACCGCTTGGCCCTGAAAGTTCTTGAATAGTAACGTGAGAAGACTCTCCAAAACCTACTTTGTCAAAAGCTTCCATTACAGCGTCAGCCATTTCTTCATCACCATTAGCAGATACTTGAGCTACTTTTTTTAGCAAGCCTTGATTGTCTATACTAATTTCAATTGACTGATCTTTTACCTTGGGAATAAGTTGATTTTTAACAATTTTATTCATAACCCTAGTGGCACGCTGAGGTGACTCTTTGGGATTAGCCTCACAATATCTAAATAGAGACTTTACCATAGTGGCAGAGATAATTGTAGTCGCAGTTGTACCGTCACCAGCTTCGTTGGCGGTCCTTTTAGCAGCATCTCTAGTTTGTTCAATAATCAAGTGCTTATAAGGATCAGCACTACCTAAAGAACTGAAAATAGTAACGCCATCCTTGGTATTCTTGTTTGGAATACCGGGATATTCGCTTTCAATAAGTGTTGTTTTACCACCCGGCCCATAGCTAGACCCTACAATTTCGGCAATTTCATCCATAGTCTGAGAGGTAATCTGCTTAAGCCTATCTGGACTTGAGCAATACATTTTAGCTGGGGTTTTTACTTTTTTAACAGTCATTAAAGTCTCCTTTAACTATATAATATCATAACTTTTCCCAATCTAATTTATCTGATTTTTTCAGATTATCAGAAGCATATAGATATTGTAAGTTAGTATAATGATTGAGTTTAATTAAATCTTTTTCTGTTTTTGCCATAGAAAGTGGTACAATATGATCAACATGAACAGGCTCCGCAGCTTCTTCTAAAGTTATACCATATCTATTTTTAAAAGTATTTTCTAAATATTTTTTAAAAAATTCAAAATTACAGCCTATAATTTTTTCAGTAGTTTCGTTTTTAACAAAACCATTTTTTTTAATAGAATTACATATAAGTTTTCTAATGCGGCATTTGAAAGCAAAAAGTTTGTCTTTTTTGATTTTTTCTTTTTTCCACTCATGATTCTTAGTGTTTATACTTTTTTTATTTTTTTCACGATATTTTTTGGATTTTATAGCTATGTCTTCTTTATTATTTTCATAATATTCTTTTGAATATTTTCTTAATTTATCTTGATTTTTTTCTCGATATTTTTTTTGCCTTTTTTTAATCTTATTTTTATTTTTTTGAAGATAAACCTTTATTCTATCTCGATTTTTTTCTCGATATACCTTAGCTTTTATAGCTATGTCTTCTTTATTATTTTCATAATATTCTTTATTTATTTTATTTAAAGAATCTCGATTTTTTTCACGATACTCTTTTCTATACTCTTTTAGTTTTTCCTTATTTTTTTCTCTATATATTTTATTTATTTTAGCTATTTTATCTCGATTTTTTTCACGATATTCTTTATTTATTTTATTTAAAGAATCTCGATTTTTTTCACGATATTCTTTATTTATTTTATTTAAAGAATCTCGATTTTTTTCACGATACTCTTTTCTATACTCTTTTAGTTTTTCCTTATTTTTTTCTCGATATACCTTAGCTTTTATAGCTATGTCTTCTTTATTATTTTCATAATATTCTTTTGAATATTTTTTTAATTTTTCTTTATTATTTTTTCTATATATTTTATTTATTTTAGCTATTTCATGTTTATTATTTTCTCTATATATTTTATTTATTTTAGCTATTTTATCTCGATTTTTTTCACGATATTCTTTGATTTTATCTTGATTTTTTTCTCTATATATTTTTGACTTAATTTTTTTGCAAGCCTTACATATATTTCCGTAACCACTCTTTACATTTTTATTTTTACAAAAAAGATGTAATTCTTTAATTTCTTTACACTTACTACACTCTTTCATTTTTCTAACTTGGCTTCCAGTTCCCTAAAATGCTTTTTGCAAAATGGAAGTTCTTCTAAATCTTTCATTACTACTGTTTTATGATAAGATGAAAACATGAAGATTTCTTCATGTACATCATTACACCCTCGTTTGGAACAGGTCATTTGTTCGTCTTCTTCGATTTGTGCTTGGGTCCGTCTTCCCATATAATCTCCACTGGTTTGTGACTGTAAATATATCTATTATCTAACGATGATGCGTTTACAAACATAGTATTTTTTTTATAAGAAACCCCATATTCTTCATGAATATGTCCAAAAACGTGCATCATTGGTTTAACTCTATTTTCAATGGTATCCATCAAATGTGGACATCCAACGTGCTCAACATCACCACTAATACCATGCCAACGTGGAACTGTATCTCTAATTCCATATGGTGGGCCATGAGTAATTAAAATATCAGTATCATTAGGTATCATATCCCAATGTGGCTTAATTAATGGATGTTTTTTAAACCCATGATATGGGTCGCCATTTGGTAAATGTTCAATATCTCTATTAAAAGCCCAATTACAGAAAGTTGGTTGCACTGGACTTCCCCAAATTTTAATTTCTTCTTTGGTCCACGGACATTTAATTGTAACACCAGAATCATTAAGATAAATTACACCATATTTACGGCACATTTCTTCAAATCTTTCAGGTTCTTTTTCAAAGCCCCAATCATGGTTTCCGGCAATCATGATTTTCCAATTAAAATCAAGTGAACCATACCATTTCAAAAACGGCTCAATTTCACCAGATTGACCACGGCCAGTAGCGTCACCAGCATGAAGGATAATATCACCTTTTCCACAGTCAATTTCTTTATGACGATTATGTGTATCTGAAATACAGACTATTTTCATTCTAACTCCAAATCTGGTAATCTTTTGGCGACTACCAAGCCAGTGCCATTACATTTGTTGCAAAAATTGTAGCCATAAAAACACTCTTCTTGACCCAATCTTTTGGCCCACTTTCCAAGCTCTACTTCATCGGTTATCATTAATTGTACATTACCATAACCATCACAGGCTTTACAAGAGTCGTAATATTCAAATGGTAAATCGTACTCAATCATCCCATAAGACCTAATTTCTTTTGAGCTTTTTGGAAAGCTCTTTCAATTCTTGCTTTGTGTTCTTTCATTTCTTGAATAACTTGGCCAAATGTTTTATCATGTAACTCAGCTCTAATTACAATCTCAGAAATATGGGCAATACTTAGACCATCGGCATCTTTACTTACAAGAGCATCTATTTCTTTTTCAGAAAGTTTTCTTTTAGCAATATAGGCACCAAGCTTAACTCTTTCTTCAGCATTTGGCCCTTCAAGTTCAAACATTTGGTCAAATCGGCCCGGTCTATCAGCCAGTGATTTTAAAAGGTTTTCTGGTGTATTGGTTGTTGCAATAATAAAAGTTGGTAGTCTAAAACTTACCGATGCACCATCAAGTAATTCTAGCAAGCTGGCATCAGCACCTTTTGGCCCATGATATCCCTCAGTATTTCCACCACCAATATCTTCCATTACAAATAACATTCTCGTACAGTCTTTTGAAAATTTTGAGCCAGTAGAAAGAAACTTACTTACTGAACTACTTCGTACATCAGATGTATCCCAAAATAGAACAACAGTTCCCTTATCTTCCTCGACAAATTCCCGACTAATCTTGGCAATTGTTGATGACTTACCCATACCCGGCTGCGAATATAATAAAATAGAACGCTTAGGGTCTTTGTTGTATTTTTTATAGATGTCTAGTTTTTCAAAGAAAAGCTTAGATTCTTTCTTGATAAGCTGAGTGTTACTAGCTGACTCAAGAAGGTCATGGGTTTTAAGTTCTAGCTTTTTAGTCCTTACACCAGCAGAAGTATCTACTAAAGTCCAAATACCGGGTTTTATAGTAAACTTTTCCTTGTCTTGTTCTTCATCTTCATATTCAAATTGAATAATGTGAGTTGCTGTTTGGATACAAAGGTCAGACTCAGGAAGTTCTTTAACGCCGCCGTACTCAAGGTCTTCAATTTTTGTTCTTTGTAATAATTTAAATTTACCTAATTCTTCTGACATTATGCCTCCTTTTCAGTTTTCCACTTCTTTTTATTTATACCAGCTACTTTAGAAAAAAATTTACCGTCTGTATACACTCCGTCTGTTTCACAGTACTTCCATGAAAAATTTTCTAATCCTTTAGATAATTTCCAAGACATATTTCCATCAACTTCAAAATCATCGTCTTCACCCATTGCATAATAGATTTCAACATCATTTCTTTTTTCTTGTTTTTTAAGATAGCTTGCCATATTAGCCCCATAGGTTGTTAGTTTTTTTCTTCACCACTTTCTTCTCTACTTTAACAGACTTTTCTACTTTTGTCAATTCTTTAGCTCTCCAAACATCAGGACCATCACTTACATCACATTCTTTGTTAGGGCAAAATGGCCCAATTCCGGGTGCATTTTGC